AAGGCATTCGTGATGTCCGTCCAGCGTTCGCTGAACCAGCTTCCGATATTGCTGAATTTCTCAGCGATCTTCTCTCTTGCTGAGTCGAACGTCTTCCTGAAGAACTCAGCTACATTGCTGAAGGCATTCGTGATGTCCGTCCAGCGCTCAGAGAACCACGTGCCTACTCCGGAGAATATGCTCTTGACCTTATCCCAGGCATCTGAGAATTTATCCTTGAACCACGAGCCGATATTTGCGAATACGGTCTTGATGACTTTGAGCATCGTCTCAAAGATCGAACGTATTTTCTCAATACCTGCATCAATCGCTTCAAACAGTCCATCGATAATGAAGTCGCCCATCTTCATCATTTCCTTGGAAGGAGATGCGATTCCGAACGCCTTCTTGAATCCGTTGATAAATGGCTTGAAAATGTGATCCTTTATCCACTTGCCTATATTGACTAGTGCTTCTGTAATGCCTGCGAAAACACCTAAGATGATGTTTCCACCAAAAGCCTCGATCCTCTTGTTGAAATAATCCTTGATGCTCTGCCATGCCGATTGCAGGAACCCGAGCAGCTTCATTCCTATCATTGCGCCGAGAGCTGTCGCTGCACCGATTGCAGCACCAAGAAGCTCAGCTGCCTTGCTTACAATACCAGCCCAGTCTATATTCTGCACCAGAGCTACAAAGCCGTTGAATAGACTGAGGCCGAGCTGGAGCCAGTTGGTATCCTCTACGAAGCCGATCAGAAGATCAAGTGCTCCGCTGACGAGCCTGCTGACCGTTGTGCCGAAGCGGCTGAGGATCCCGGCAACATCAATGTTGTTGATGAACTCTGATATCTTGCTGCCGATACTTCTGAATCGAATACGTGCGAGAGCCGCGTTCACGGTATCGAAAACACCCTTGATGCCTTCCGAAAGTGTCGCTCCGAGCTTGCCGAAGTCAATGCCGTCAAACCAGCCGTTTATAGCATCTCCTATACCGATTCCGAGTTCTGACCAGCGGAACTCTGTCACAAAGCCATAAAGGATATCAGTAAGTATGCGTATCTTTGCTGATAAAGCACGGCCAAGCTGATACCATTTGACCTTGCTGATCGCTGTATTCAGTCCGCCCGTGACTTTACGGCTGATATTCTCCCAGTGTATCTTGTCAGCAAATGTGTTGATGACAGCTGCTATGGTATTGATTCCGCCTGCAACAGCAGTGCCTATCGAATTGTAGTCAAGATTCTCGAGGAATCCGTTGATACCGTCACAGACCTTTTCTGTGCCGGCGACTGCCCTCTTCCTGATGTCATCCCAGTCTATACCTGAGAATACAGCATTGACACGCTCGGCAAGGATCCTGCCGGCACCGTTCCAGTCGCCTGATCTGATCGCCTGCTTCAGACGATCCGCCCAGTCAGGCAGAACAGGCTCAGTCAGATCAGGGACACCTGTGTCCTTCTTTTCCTCTTTCTCTTCTTCGTTTCCGGAGAGAATGTTGAGCTCGTCGATTCCTGCTGTTGAAAGCTTGGCCTTCTTCGCTTCCTCAGAAACGCCCTTGAGCTTCTGCCTTGCAGCAACAGCCTGCGAGTAGGTCATGCCGAATACTCCGGCCGTGAACGCTGCTATCTTCTTCGATGCTGCTGCGAGCCCTGACATCAAGGTATTGATTGCAGGCATGATCTCCTGGAGAATCGGAGTGAATGCGACTGCGAGATTCTCCTTGACTGTGGCCAGTGAATCTGCAAACTGCTTGTCAGCCTTCGCCGCGCTGAGGAGCCCGTCCTTCAGCGCCCGGAATCCGGCATAGAGCCCCGTCATCAGGAAGACACTTTTAAACGATTTCCTGAGTGAGTCTCCCAGTCTGGTGACAGGCTTTACGACAGCCGAAGCTGAACGGCCAAGAGAACCTAAACGACTGCCGAGGGAAGACAGTGCTTTTTTGCCTGTATCTGATGCTTTTTTGAAAGCACCGCCGAGGCTTTTCCTGATCCTTTCGCCTGCTGTCGATGCGGCCTTCTCATCTCTGTGGAGCGATTCGGTTATTTTTCCTGAGTTGTCTTCAGCTCTTACTCTGATGCCGATATCGGCACCCTTCATAGAACTTAGCTTTGCCTGTAGCTTGTCGATGCTGTTCTGTACTGCTATTATCTGGCGCTCAGTAGCATTAAGCTGACCTCGCACCTTATCCGATGGATCAACGGCTGAGAGCTCCTGATACTTCTTCTGGAGCAGAGACAGCTTTTCTGTTGCTATCTGTAATTCCTGCTCAAGTCTTTCCACCGGCTCTGTCTTTACGTTGAATTTCTCAAACTCGGATAGTGTTTTTCTGATGTGCTCTGCGGTATCTTCCACAGGCTGTGTCAGCGATGAATACTTATTTTCCAGCTTGTCAATGGAATCCATCGTCACGAGCATCTGATGTTCGACTGACTGGAGCTGCTCGCAGACCTTGCCTGTGGCTTCCTCTGCGCTCAGCGTGTTCCATTTCTCCTGAAGATTATCAAGCCGGAAATAGAGGTTGTTTATCTCCTGCTGCAAACGCTCTGCCGGATCGCTGCTTATCTCAAAGCTGCTGAGTTCCGAAAGTTTGTCCTTTGCCTTGTCGATCTCGTTGCAGTAGTTCTCAGTCCATTCAACTGCTGCCTTATCATATCCCCATGAAGAAGGATCTACAGGTTCAGCAATACGCGGCTTTATATCCACAGCTGCATCGAATCTGCCCTCGTACCTCTTGACAGCATCGTTTATGATATCATCGAGCGATCGTACAGTATCATCCTCATCAAACTCAATGTCCGGCAGCTCTATGACTGTATTCTGTGCCTTTTCCTGCACTCTGTCCAGTGCCTTGCCAACAGTATCAATTATTCTGTCACTGGCTTCTGAGGTATTGTCAGTTAACTCTATTTCAGCGGCAGGCAGTTTGATGTCCGGGATTTTCACTTCCGGGACTTTAACTTCCGGTACTGTTACCTCCGGCACTTTAACTTCCGGTGCGCTTATCTCAGGAGCTTTGATCTCCGGGATCTCAGGTACGGTCGGTTTCGGAAACTCGATCTTGCCGACGCTCTTCTCCATTGCTGCGGAGATGTGCTGCTCGATGGCAGCACCCAGCTTCTCAGCCGGCGGTCTTACTGATGCAGTCATCTTTTCAATCTGAGCGCTGATATTATTCAGTATATTCAGTTCAAGACCGATACCGCCTACTGTTATCACTGCTTTCACCTCCTGTACATATCCGCAAACATCTTCTCGAAGAATGCTGCGTAATCCTCCGGCTTTCTGGTCTGCTTCTTCTGCCCCGCCCGGAAGTTTCTCCATTTGTTACGGACATGATGCTGATACTTTGTGAAGTGTTTCAGCCGTTCCTTGTCCTCTTCCTTGCGTATGAGCACGGTTTGTCCGAGAGGAGTATCCTCCATAAGACCGGAGACGAGCAGGCTCCACTCCGTAAAGCGGAGCTGCTCCTGATCCTCCGGAAGTATTCCGTATTGCTTTGCAAGCGACTGTGATATCAGATCACGGTCGAAGTCGAGGTCATACCACCGCTCCTGCTGTGCTGTCTCCGTCTTCGGCCTGAAACCCGTCCTCTGCTATCTCGCCTGTTGTAATGAGCTCGATGGCCATTTCCACAAGCTTCTGATATGCTGAGAAGGGCATATCCGTATCAAGGATCTCCTTGCTGTTCTTGCCGAATGCAAGCTTGATTATCTCGTCGAGGTTGTCAAGATCCTCCTTGTCGCCCGCCTTAAAGAGCTTCATCGCCTTGCGGACTGTAGATGTCCTGTCATCCACAGGATAGCATTTGTCTCCGATACGGATCTCAGGAGAGCCTACAAGGAGCTTCTTGTCGAGTGTGTACATCTTTCCCATAACTGTGCCTCCCTTATGTTGCAGGCGTGAATGTGGGCTTGCCGTCGCTCATTGCATCGAATGCCAGCGGTGCCACGTTGGTGGACTCAGCTGCGCCCCACTCTGTAACGTTGATTATGCAGGGCATTGAAAGTGATGCGCCGGAGGGGAAGTTCCACACGATAGTTGTGGAGCAGTCCTGTCCTGTCTTGGCTGCAAGGCCCTCGACGTAGTCGTTGCCTGCGTCTCCGATGTTGCGCTTGCCGCTTACGGAGATAGTGATCGACTTGCCGGTAACAAGGCGGCGTGTCCAACCCTCAGTGTCAAAAGGCTTCCACTCCTCCACGTTACCGTCGATAGATACGGAGAAGCTCTCCATGTCGGCGATAGTTTTCAGGTTGGTATCTGTCGAACCGTCTCCGCCGGTGATGTCG